ATATTCCGTCCCTTTTGCGCCATCCAATCATCTGCTTTTTCAAACATACGGTCGAGATCACGGTCATTTCTAACCGTTGTGTAGAAATTCATTTCAACCGGACTACCTTCAACCGCTGGTTGCGTAGGTTGGCTAAACGATTTGTGTTTCCCTGTTGCCATCGCCATAGCGGAATTTGCTATGTGTGGAAGGTTGGAGAGTATCCCTTGACCGAATAACGCCTGACTCAGCACTCCACTTTCTCTTACTGAAGGTACAGCCCTCACTTTTCTAATTTTATTCATTTGTTCTGGTATTTCTGGTGGAATAGGTGATTGAAATGCCCGGAATGCTTGAGGTGGTGCCATCTCTCTAGCGGGCGCAAAAGATTGGGGTGCACTAAATGCTTTTGCAGATCGCTGTGCCTCTTGGCCCCCTGTCGAAAATACTTCCATCACCTTTTTCACAGGTGTCCAATTGTTCCACCATCTCTTGATTTTATCCCAATACGTCAAAATGTTACCTGTACTTGTATCGACTTGGCTTTCTAAATCTTTATACGAGCCTTTCAATTTATCGATGCCGTCTTTTTTGGTTTTATCTGCACTGTCTTTTACTTTCTCGTATTGTTTATTCGCTTCACTGATTAATTTATTTGCAGTCCCTTCCGCTTTGCTTCCAAGCTCCGCCTTCATCATTTCCGCCTGCTTCACACGTTTATCTCGTTCCTCCCGGGCCTTCTCCACTGTTTTATCATGTGTTTGATTGATTTTTTTCACCGCATCACTTAACATGTCTGCATTCATGCGTTCTTTACTGTTTTTCAGATTATTTAAGATTACTTCCTGTTCTGCTTTATTTTCCGCCATCGCACGTATAGCTTGTTGATTAAAAACATCTTGTAGATTTTGAATTTGCTTGTTTTCATCAGCCGTTAGAGCCCGTTTCTCCTCCTTCGCCTTGTTCCATATCTCTACAATTTTATCTTTCGCCGCTTGTGTTTTCGATTTTTCCATTTCAAAATGCTGATCGTACATCGTAAGAATATTGGCTTGTTCTTCTGTCGTTACGGTTTGAACACCTTGGAACGCCTCCTGCGTTTTCGTCACTGCATTTTGTTTCTTCTGTTCAAACGCATTCACGACTTGGTTTTTCATGTCTTCGTATTTTGCTGTAATCTGGGGCAAATTTTCATCCGTGATTTCCGTTTGCTGGGCGAACATCGTAACTGTTGTGCTGTTTGCTTGCTGCGCCATATCCATAAAAGAACCGACAGCCTTTTGTGTACTTTCACTAATCTTATCTACACTCTGAACGGTACCATCTGCCGCATAATTGACACGTTCTTTAAATAAATCCACCGCTGGAATTGCTTCTTCTGTAAATGCCTTGTATATCCCATAAGCTGCCGCGCCAACAAGTGCAGCCCCAGCTATCCAAGGAGCGGCCGCTACAAGCAAACCTCCGAGCGCTGTACCTAATCCGCCTACTCCAACTGTGGCTACACCTGAGGCCACACCTACACCCGCTGTTGCCGCGCCAAAACTAACAAAAAACGAAATGACACCACCAACTGCGGTCGCAATGGTACCGATGGATGAGATAAGTAACCCTAATGCAATAAGTAAAGGACCCACTACTGCGACGATTGCGCCAATTGTTACAATCACCTTTTGTGTGGTTGGTGATAGGTTTTGAATCCATTGAAATAAACCCGTTAGTGCCTCCACAACTTTTGTTAAAGCCGGCTGCAACTTTTTATATAAGGTAATGGCCATGCCTTCTAAGGCTGATTTCATTCCCTTTATTTTCCCTTTCAAATTGTCATTCATGATCTTTGACATCTTATCCAGCGCGCCATTGGAGTTATCAATATTTTTCTTGAGCTGTTCATACTCATCGCCCATACCATTTAGTAAGCCGTTAAACGTTTTAATCTGTTCCTTACCGGCAACCATGGCGATGATTTGGTTCTTCTCCTCTTGTGTCATACCGGCCATTTTGTCCTTCAGCTCGTACAAAATATTCGAGAGCCCCTTGAAGTTCCCTTGCTTGTCAAAAGCACTGAACTTTAATTTATCAAGCGCTTCTTTTGCTTGCCCTGTAGGCGCTGTTAAATTCACCAGTGTCGAAGACAATGCTTGACCCGCTTCTCCGGCTTTTAAACCACGGTTCGCAAGTAACCCTAAAACCGCCGCCCCTTCTTCAACTGGGACTTTCAGTCCATTAAACGTACCACCTACTCGTAAGAAAGCTTCACCAAGTGCATCGATATCTGTGTTTGATTTTCTTGACGTCTGAGCTAATACATCTAAATATCGCGGTAAATCATCAACAGTAAGCTCCAGCGCACTCATTGAGTCCGTTACCAAGTCACTTGCACGTGCGAGGTCTAAATTACCAGCTTCCGCTAATTTTAATATAGGTTCGGTCCCTTTTAGGATTTGCTGTACATCCCAGTTTGCTAACGCTTGATATTTCATTGCTTGTGCGGCTTCCGAAGCGGATTTGGACGTTCTCGCCCCTAATTCTTCTGCTTTTGCTCCTAACGCCTTGAAATCTTTTCCTGTTGCGCCTGATATCGCTTGTACTTCTGACATAGATGCTTCAAAATCCATCCCCGTTTTCACAATGGCCGTTCCTAAACCTGCGACTGGTAAAGTTACTGCTGCTGTCATAGTCCTTCCGGCACTCTTCATTTTGCTTCCAGCTTTATCTAATGCCTGACCAGCCTTATGCGTCACGCTCTCTTGTTCTTTCAAACTTTTGTTTGTTACATCAATTTGATGCTTGAGCTGTTGTTCCGCATTTCTTGCTTCTAGCAACTTCGTTTCATATCGTTTAACCTCAGTAGAATTTTCACCATACTTGCGTTTCGCTTGATCCAGTTGTTGCTGGTAGTTTCGAACCTTTTCGGCCGCAATCGTATGTTGATTTCCTAAATGGTCGATTTTCAATCGTAGTTTTTCCGTTTCAGAAGCATTTGCCCCAAGCTTCGTCTTCTGTAATTCGTATTGTGCGTTCATCTTTGCAGTAGAGGCTTGTAACTGTTCTTCTTTTCCTTTTAAGTCCTGGAGTTTCTGAGCCGCCTTTGCTGTTTCGCTTGTCCGTTGCTGTTCAGCTATTTGCGCTTGCTTCAAACTGTCTGCCGTTTGTTTAATGCTGTTCGAAAGTTGTTTCTCGGTGATTTGATTTCTCCTGAGCTCACTTTCTAACTTCGCTACTTCTGTAGAATTTTCTCCCCACACTTGTTTTGCTCTTTGTACTTGATCGGCACATTCTTTTGTTTTCTGTTTCGCAAGCTGGTACTGTTTTTCCAAACTTGATAGTGATGCTTGTAGCTTATCTGTGGCAGAACCGGACAGTTTCATTTCTGTTTGTGTCAGTTTCAATTCTTGTTTGATTTTCTTCGTCGATTCGTTCAGCGCCTTAACGCGTGTTTCATAATCTTTTGTATCCGCTTTAAACTTTACGATGGTCTCTTGTGAAGGCTTAGCCATTACTTCTCTGCCTCCTTTTCTTGTATATATTGTTTCCAACCTTCATAGGCCTCTTTATTCTCCGCAATGCGCTGAACAGAGCGTAAAGGTAAGGTCCAAAAATCGTCTGCCGAAATTCCAAATAGGAATACATATAAAGAATACAAATCTTCTACACACTCTATCTCAAATTTCGGAAGACTTATGCCTTTTTTCCTCGCTTTTTCGCTTGAAATCCTTGGGCCATTCTATTCTTTTTCGTTTCCTTCTGCATAATGGCAGTGAATACGTGTAACGCCTCCACTACATCTACTTCATACACTTTCATGAAACTCTCAAAATCCATATAATCCGTTAGTGTCGCTTGTCTGTATGCTGCATAAACCGTTCGCATACTATCAAATATATCTATGTTCTGGATATCACCTGTGGACAACAAAGAAGTCATGAATGACTTTGTAAGTACGCCTTCTTTCTCTAGCTGAAAGAGTGTATATCCCGTTAAATTCGGATTGATATTTACTGTTTTTCCATTCTTTAATCGTATTTGTTTTTTCATAATTTCCAAGCTCCTTTTTATAGAAAAACGGCACTCGATAGAAGCACCGTCTTCACTTAGTTATCGTTTTATTTTGCGTTTCCCGCTGTTTTCTGTACTTTCGCTGGATCAAATGCTGTCATCCACATCTTTACATCTTCTGGTGATAAATCCGATTGCATGGCTTCATAGTAGAATTGATTGTATGCATCCGCTAAACAAGTAATCTCCAGTTCTGTTTCTGCCACTTCTTCCGCTCCACTTTCAACAGACTTAATAAACCCTGATGCCGATGTACAATTCGGTAATGCAATTAAGCGCGACACCTCATCAAATATATCTACCTCCCGTGCTACAAATGTGAAGTCTTTTCCAAGACTATCCACTCCATACGAAAATACGCCTTCTTTTAAATTCTTGTTCGTGATGCCAAACATCTCACGAAGTACCTTTATCTGTAGGTGTGCGCTTATTTTTACATTCACTTGAATCGGCTTTGATTTTTGTTTCAGGGTCGTCCCCCCACATGTTTTTTTTACCGTTTTAATTTCTGTTTCGGCCTCTAACGAGCCTACACATCCGAATGGTTCTGTAACAGACTCCCCTTTAAACAGAACACTCGCGTCTTTGATATCTACTGCATCAAACGTTTCAATCGTTTTAATCGGCATATTTATTTCCCTCCTAAGGTTCTATTAATTTCTTCTAGCAACGCTTTATTACATTCTTCTATAGATTTATTTGTCTCTCGCTTTACCCCACGTTCCATAAACAGTTGTGGTGCGTTCTTAATGCTTGTGCCGATTCCTAAATCAGGGAATACTAAGTATTGAAACTTCGGCTTAGGTTTTAGTGTAACCGTCAAATTTTCTTTATTGTTTGTAGATAAAGACTTGAACGCCTTTGCATGCTTTTTCTTTCGGTTAGATATAGGCATCAATCCCAAAATAGAACGTTCTAACAGTGGAGATACTTTCACCTGTAATACATCATTCAGTATCTTCTCAGCCCGGTTCGGTAGCTTTTGTATGTTCTGTTCTAACCGCTCCATTTGCACGTAATCCACACTGAATTTAGCACACATTTTTAACCATCCTCGTCAGTTCAAATGTCAACACATCCACACATTGTCCTGTATCTTTCTTTTGCATCGTTCCTTTATCCGTACTGTCGCATGTATG